ATCCAAATGCAGCACCTCCCCATTTTTGTCCGTATTGAGTTTGTACATCTTCTGGGATGTATAATAATATGGGAGGTAAATTTTTTCCAGGATTTGCTGGATCTTTTGCTGGAGTCAAATCATCTACACTTGCATTGTAAGTTTTGTAACTGGCAGTTCCTGTTGAGGTGGTGGATGTTCCAGTGCTTCCAGTTTCATCCCTACCAAATGGTGGATTATAATTCCAGAATTCAAATACAATATAATCAGATCCAGCTGATATAGATCTATCAAATGGATATCTTAATGATGCTCCGCCTTCTGCGTTTACTTTTGGAGGTTTGACTGAAAGTTTACCTAATTCTTTTTTAGTAGGATCTTCCCCAGGAGTTGATTGTTGGTATGCACCTTGTCCTAAATTTGGATTACCACCTCGTGGAGCAGATGGATTTGGTTGTGATCCTGGAGGAGAAACTTTATTTGCTTGATTAGTTATAATAGAATTATTATCTGGCTTGTCAAATGGACCTTTATTAATCCATTTAGATCCATCATAGAACATTAATGTTCCGCTATCTGCAATATAATAATTTCCATTTTGATAGGTCATTAAATCCTCTTTACCGATGCTTTTAAACGTTTAGTTTTTGTATTTGTTTCTTCCCAAACTAATTCATTATCATAAGCATATTCTTTGCCGTTTTTCAGTTTCAATACGAAGTCATCAACAGGTAACATGGCAGCAGATTCCCACTCGTATGTGGCAAGATCAAGGAACAAACCTTTGCACTCTCTAATGAGATATTTATGTAGTATATGTAGAGGAACGTCAATTGTTCCCTGCTCTAATTTTTTAATTGCTACAGCTCTATGTTTATAATCTAGATAATGAAAATTTATTCCATAGAAATGATCTGACGCTCTTTTCAAAACATATACCATAGGCAATCTATCATAGTATGGTATATTTGAGATCGCATGATACGAATAGAAATACATATGTCCTGGAAACACGGTGCGTCTCATTTCATTTTCATCTTGATGCATAATGTTTTGAACAGAATCCATCTTCTGTTCAATAGTCATTCTTGATGGAAATGATTTTATTTTTGTGGAAAGTTTACCGAGTTGTTGTCTGTACCACAACGGAGTTTGTGATTCTCCATTGGTTTGTTCTCGTATTGTTTCAAATATAGTAATTTTTCTTGGTGCTTGCTCTTCACCTGCTTCTTTATAACCTTCAGAATTTTCAATAGCTTCAATTACTTGCTCTGCTGACATGCGAGAAGCATTTTTTATCTCATACCTGGATGCTATTCCACGTAATTGATCTCGTGTATATTGATTTAAAGAGTCAAGTTCATGACCACTTAGATGAGACCATCTATCAATATTATTAGTAGCGTATGCTTTTGGCTTTAAATTATTTTTCTTTGCCATTATACTTTGAGATGATCTTCGGTTAGAATAAGAAACTTCATTTGACGGTCTTCACAAAACTCTCGTGCTGCTTGCCACTTCGCTTGGTTCTTAATGAAGGTTGATACTTCTCTCTTCCATGCAGCAGTTTTTCTTTTGGGTGTTCTGTTTGGTCCTTCTACTTGTTTCTTTGGTTTAATTTCTATGATATATTTTTGAATGTTGCCTTCTTTGTTTTTTACTTTGATATAAAAATCTGGGAAGTATCTATGTGCTCTGCCATCAGTAGGACAACGATAGGGAACAATAACTTCCTCACTTCCCCACTCAATAATACTATCAGTTGTATCACAAAAAATCATAAATTTTTTCTCCCACATAGAACGATAGATAATTCTTGTGGGATTGCCTTTATATTTCTGTGGATTTTTTGGTTTATAGATCCCAGAATATGCCATAAATATATTATAAACCGACACTAATATTTAGAGTGGCAGGATCAATCAGCAACTTCATGGCAGCCATCACTAAGAATGGTGGTATGTCCATGACAAATGGTTATGATGTGCAGTTTGATTTATCAAAAAATACTGTATTGAATACCAAATTAAAACGTATTGGAATCGATGCAAATGCTTCCAACGACAGCAGCAATCCTGGTGGACTACTCAATATGTTTTGCGATGAGGCACAGTTACCAAACATGCAGTTTGCTACTGGTCAAATAAATGGAAAGTATCTTGGAAGAGGAAGTTTAAATTATGCTCATACTAGATTGCCTAGTGATTTTAGTTTAACTTGGATGTGTGATGCGAACATGACACCATATAAATTTTTGACAGTATGGTATAATTTTATTCAGGGAACTGAAGTTTTTAATGAGACTAGTCCACAGAGGTTAAGAAATTTTAAATCAAATGCAATATCGGTAGCAGAAAATCTACCTATGCGTTTAGCTTATCCTAACGACTATCAAGCAACTTTAAGAATAGCGAAAACAGAAAGAGGTGCAAATGCACCAAACTCTAGAACTTCACTAGTACATTTGCTGACGAATGTATTTCCATATGCTATTGATGCTGTTCCTCTTTCTTATGGAACATCTCAAATTACTAGAGTGAGTGCTAATTTTTATTATGATCAGATAAGAACAACTGTAGCAGACATTCGCAAATACACTGGATAAATAATTAAACGAATTGATTTGATTTAAATGGCATTACCTAAGGTTGGTTATCCAACATACGAATTGGAGTTACCCTCGAACGGAAAGACGATCAAGTATAGACCTTTTATTGTTAAGGAAGAGAAGATTCTATTACTTGCCATGGAATCTGAAGATGAGAAAGAAGTAAAGCAAGCAGTTAAAGATTTAATTAAGAACTGTGTACAAACTAGGATCAAGGTAGAGGATCTACCTTCATTTGATCTTGAGTATTTGTTCATGCGTATTCGTGCTGCTGCTGTCGGTGAAATTATTACATTAAATGTAACTTGTAAAGATGATGGTAAGACACAAGTAGAAGTTAAAATTAATATTAATGATATTAATGTAGTAAAACCAGAGGGTCATAATAATAAAGTTATGCTAACAGATACAATGGGAATTATTCTAAAGTATCCGAGCATGGAAAGATTTGTTGAGACAGAATTCTTAGGAAAAACTATTAAAACAGAAGAAGTATTTGAATACATTGCAGAATCCATTGATCAGATCTTTGATGGTGAGGAGGTGTGGGATTCATCTACTACATCAAAGAAAGAGATGGTAGAGTGGGTGGAGACATTAACTGCAAAACAGTTTGAAGCAATTCAAAACTTCTATGAGACCATGCCTAAGTTAGAGCATACGTTTAAAGTCACTAATCCAAACACTGGTGAAGTATCTGAGTATATTGTCGAGGGTATGCAGAATTTTTTCGCATAGCACTCTTCCAAAATAGTTTGGAGGGGTATTATAAAACAAACTTTGCTTTGATGCAACACCATAAATATTCTTTGACTGAGATTGAAAACCTCATGCCTTGGGAGAGGGAAGTATATATTGCGTTGTTGAAACAGCACCTCAAAGAGGAAGAAGATCGCCGTAAGCAGCAGCAATGATCCCAAAGAACGCTATAAAGAAAGTTAAAAATGATATTCATTTAGAGATTGCTGCTGGCTCTCTTTTAGCTTATGGTGTTTTCCCCCAAACAGCTGAAGGTATTCAACGAGCAAAAGAAACTGCTGCTAGTAAAGATACATGGTTAGCACCATCAGATCTTCCTGAATATTATGCTAATATTGATGATGACTTATTAAAAGGTAGAGAGAATGATGCTATCCGTGCCATTAGAAAAACTTTAAAAGAGTTTTATGGTATCTCATCTGCAGGAACTGAGGACTATGTAGATACTAGATCTTCAAGACCAGCAACACCTGCGGGCATAGAAATAACATGGTTTTCATTTAATCAAGTTGGACCATCTGTTTGGGAAACGTTAAAAGCACAACTTACTGGGAAAGGTTATTTTTCTGAGGTAGATTTATCAGAAAAAGATGCTGATAAATTGATCGCTAATATTAAGAAGAGTGGGGAGTTTCCCTCACTCGAAGATCAATCGGGAATACAGAATGAAGTATATCAAAACTGGTTGGTAGATACATATCTGCCTGAATATAGGACAAAGAAAATTTATGAGCAACCAGAAGAGATAGTAGTAAATGATAAACCAAAAGAAGAAAAAGAAGTAGTAGTCACAAAGAATGTAAACCACCCAAAATTACCTTTACATTTACAAAAAGTTCATACCCATTATCTTTGGGGAAACAGAGGAAAATATAGTGTATATTTTGAATCTGATATTGATAAAGCCATTTATCATTCTATTGTTAAATCAACAGATAAAGAAGGTTACTATAGTAAAACCACTCAACAAAAAACAATAGATTTTAGAACGTGGTTATTTGAAGCTACTGGTTTATCTGTACATGATATGAAAGATTATGATAAAATTAAATCTTATAAGAAAAAAATTCTTGAAACGATACGAGAAATATTAAACAATGATGATGTAGGTGAAATAGAAGTTCCTCCTGTTTATGATGGGTTTTATCAAGATCCAGAGGAGTATGAAGAAGAAGAGGAAGACGAAGAAGATTATGAGGAAATGGATGAAGAAGAAGAGGATGAAGAAGAAGAAGAGGATGATGATCTTTATGGTAACAGCTTAGATGATCTTCTTGGAAATGTGAGAGATGAAGAAGCGGAAGATCCAGAAGATCCAGAAGAACTTAAGGATCAGATTGAAGAGAAGAAAAAAGAGCTGGAAGATGCTGTAGAACAAGAACAAAATACAACTGGTCGCAAGACACTTGCTGAACGAATGCAGGAAGCATTTGAAGATAAATTTGGAGAAGATTTTGAAGAAGATGAAGATGATGACGATTTTGAGGAAATAGATTATGAAGAAGATGATGGCATGGGATCGGAGGAAACTATCCCAGATGAAGTATTAGATGATTCTATTGATCCAACAACATTAGAAGAAGTACTCAATAAAAAAAGAAAGAAAACAGGAACTAAAGAAAGAAAATCTTACTACGTTTCTAATACTAAACTACTGCAAGGTATTACCAAAAGTTTAGCAGCAGTTACTGGACAGCTTGAGCAAGTAAATCAATCTTTGCTTGAGCAGAACCAGTTGATTCAAACTAACATTGATGTTAATTTAGCATCACTAGAAGCACTTCGAGCACAAGATGATATTCTAACCATAAAATTTGATGCTATACTTAATGCATTCCAGCAACAGTATGAAGCATCAAAGAAAGCAGAAGAAGATGCAAAAAGATTAAAAGCAGAACAGAAATTAGAAGGTCAAGTATCTACTTCAGGAACTGAAGATCCAGAAGATCTCACTAAAGGTGGCAAAGGTGGTGGTAGAATTAATCGAATAAATCAATATTATAGAACTAAATTAGTTAGACAACTCTATAGAAGATTACCAAGACAATTAAGATCTTTACGAACAAGAGGTAGAAAACTACAAAAAATGCCTGGTAAAGCAGCAGGTAGAATTAAAAATTCTGCTGCTAGTAAAATATCTAGAATGCTTCCTTCTAAAGTATCTAACTTTGGAAAAAATATTTCTACCGCTAGATCTACTGCAAATAGTATGGGTGGGCTTTCTAAGATAAAAGGTGTTAGTAAAAATATTCCTGGAATAAAACAAGCACTTGCTGTTTGGGAATATGGTGATAGAAAATCAGCTGGACAATCTGATATGCAAGCAGCAGTCGGAGTTGGTGGTGGCCTTGCTGGTGCTGCTGCTGGTGCTGCGATTGGAACAATGCTATTCCCTGGGGTGGGAACAGTTGCTGGTCTTTTAATTGGAGCTGCTTTTAGTGCTGCTGGTGGATATGCTGGTTCTAAAATTGCTGATACTATTACTGGAGTAGAAGATAAACAATACGAACAAGGAACTAATGCAGCAAAGCCAGGTACAGCAATGCTGCATGGCACTGAATTATTGATAGATAAAGATAAAGAAGGAAATTTATATGGTATTAATACTATAGGTGCCACATTAATTGCTGCAACTTCTAAATTTATTAATAGTTTAGGACCAGCAGGTTCTGCAGTTGCTCCTTTGTTTGAGCAGAAAGCAGCTCCACTTATTCAATTGTTTGGTGCTCCTGCTACCACAGCACAAACAAATGTTGGAGGAGGATTCCCATCAATAGGATCTATATTTAAGAAAGCAGAGAAGAAAAAAGAATCTTTCCCAGATGAATATGAGGGAATGTCTAGAGAAGAAATTGAAATGCTTCAAGGAGATACAGATAGTTTTGCAGAAAAACTTTTGAAGATGATAGATCCAGAAGATAAATTTAAAAACTTCTTGGATGGATTGGCAGCTAAAATAAGAAATCCATTTACACCTCTAGAAGATTATGATGGTACTGGAATTGAAGGAGATTTAAAAGGAAATATTGTTAACCCAATGGAACAAGGTGAGCTACAAGATTATCCTGGTGCTAAGTTTGGTGCTCCTCGTAGTCATGGCACACATAAAGGAAGAGATATCATTGGACCAAAGGGAATGAAATTTGTTGCTGCAATGCCAGGGAAAGTAACACAAATAATAAACGTAGGAAAACTTCCTAATGGAGGATGGAGTAAAGGAATTTATGTCAAGCATGATAATGGAATGGAAACAAGATATTTACATGTAACTCCTTCAGTTAAAGTTGGAGACGCTGTAAAAGCAGGACAAAAACTTGGAGTGCTTACTGAAAAGGATGATATTAGTAGTGTTGCTCACTTGCATTTTGAATTGCTTGTTAATGGAAGACATGTAGATCCAGATAAAGCTGGTAATAGTATACTTAAGAAAGCATATAAATTGGCAGATATTCAAGCTGGTAAAGTTCCAGGGTTAAATCTAGATCCAAGTGGGAAAACTCCACTTGAAACTTATAATGGTACTCCAACTAGTGGACAAGAAATAACACAGAATTTTGGTATGCAAACTGGGCAAGAAAAAATGTTTACTTCTGGTGGAAAACAATATAAAGCACACAAGACAGAAAAAGGATTTGAATTCTTTGATGGTATGATGCCAATTCAAACCAGAGGTGGCGAAAATAATCAACTGGTAAGAGATTTCATGCAGTCACAAGGTGTTCAGTTTAATAGACCAGACAATGATAATCCAGCTGATGACTTTATGAGAAAAAATGGTATTACTCCAGCAGCACAAAAACCATTTGAATTTATCAATCAAAAAAATACTGATACTTCCGCAGTTTATATGGTACTAAATCAGCAACAGGCACCAGAAAAAGCAGCAGATCTTGGTGTTAGATTTATTGAAAGTGGTACTGGTAAATGGGTTACTGACAAAGAATATGATGTAAAAACATTAGAAAAACTTCGTTTATCCTTATAATAAATACCACTAGGAAGGCATAGCAAATGGCAGCAGGAACCGAAGGTTACGTAGATACTAGAGGAAGTTCTACTTTCATAGAAGATTCTATTGGAAAGATGATTTCCAAGGCTCTTGCTGCTAAAGTTCTTGCAGATAAAGAAAGAAAGTTTGCTAAAAAGAAAGCACTTGAGCAGGGGATTGATGAGGCACAGTTTGATGCCATGAATCCTCCTGGTTTCTTTTTTAAAAAAGCATTGATTGGTGAGTTTGGTGGATTTAAAGTAAAGAAAAAGAAACAAGAACTTGCTGCACTTTATAGGAAAGCATTATTAATTGGTAAAGTAACTAAGAATAAAAGATTGCGTGCTAAAGTTGTAGGACAACTTAAGCAGTCGTTAGTATATTCCAAAGCAAATTTAAAGAACTCAAAGAGATTTCGTAGTCAGTTTGATTATACTAATTATGATGATTACTTTGCTCCCCAAAGCGAAAAGATTCCTAGCACAAGAAAGAAAACTAAGAATGCAATTGATGGTGATCGCAGTAAAAGAATTTCTAGAGAACAGATTATTGAATCTATTGATGCTATTGCAAAGTCAATTGAGAAAACAGCTCAATCAATTACACAGTCGTCAGCTTCTGTTTATGGTACACTAATTGTATCAAACCAATTACAAGCAGATGTAGCACAAGATCTTAAGGTTAGAAATACCACACTAGAAGATAAACTACAAAAGTTAGTTGATGTAATATCAAATCAAACACAAGTTCAACAAGATATTGCTGACAAAAGAGAAGATATAAAACAAGAGTCGCAGTTAGAAAGAAAAACTGTTGCTGCTGGTTCCGAAACACCAGATGATGTAAGAACAAAACAGAATGAACGTAAGATGCATTCATCTTTTGTAGATGAATCTGATATGATGGCTGCATATGGATATGGTTATGAACCACCTGTTGTAAAACCAATATCTGGTATGATGAATGATCTTCCTAGTATGGAAGCATATGGTTTTCCAAAGGCAGAAAAAGGTGGGTCATTCTCCAATAAAGGTGGTCTTGAATTGCATGGAACAGAAGCATTATTATCTCCAGATGGATCTGCTAAAATAGTTTCTGGTCCAGACAGTGGTTACTTACACGAAATTGATGAACCAACAACTGTAGTTCCACTAGACAATAACTATACTCAAGGTGAACCAAGTGCAGTTACTGGTAAGGTAGAACCAAAACCAAAAACACCTATGTTACCCAAACCAAAACTTCAGCAGTTTGAAATGGGAACACAGAACAATTTCAATAATACTAATAATGTAAATGCTCTCACAGTTAATAATGATCTCACTCAATCATTAGTTGATGCTGCAAGTTTATTACCAATGGCAGCAGGTGGAGGAACACTCGCAATGACAAATGAATACCTAAGTACTATGGGTAGTTCTGGTGATGATGTTAGACCATTGATTCAGCAAAACTCTAGAGCACTTTCTAATGTGTTTGGTTTACCATCAACCATTACTAGTAAAGCAACAGGAACTAAGACAGCAGCAAAAACAAAAGAAGAACAACCAAAGAAAGAAAAAGAAGAAACTGTTGGTAAGAAATCTTTATTTGAAAAGATGAAAGAAGGTTTCGGTAAATTCATGGAACTTCTTGGTAAGAAAATTAATGATACTGATCCAAATAATGGTCCTGGAATGACTGGACCTGGAGTGAGTGGTCCTGGTGTTGATTTTAGTGGCAATGAAAAGTCAGTTGAAGTTCCTGTCCAGCAAAATGTATTAAACACATTTGGCTCCACAGAAAATTGGAGTGTGTTTAGGGAGACCTTAGCATCAAAAGAAAGTGGTGGAAAATACAAAATTAAAGGTGGATCTGGTGGTGCTTATGAAGGAAGATATCAAATAAACCATGCATATCTAGGTGCTATTGCAAATATGTTGGGAGAAAAAGCACCAACAAGAGAACAATTTAGAAATGATCCTGCTATGCAAGAAAGATTTATGCAAGCATATACTATGGATAATCACAGACAATTAATGTCTCTTTCACCGAAGTATAAAAAGATGTCTAAGGAAGAGCAAATGTCTATCCTTGGATATGCACATAATCAAGGAGCAGGAGCAGCTGCTGACTGGGTAGAGAAAGGTATGGGAGCAGGTGGTAAAGATGGATTCGGAACAGCTGGTAGATGGTATTATGAAAATGTAAAAGCAAATTTATCAAAGTATGCAGAAAAACCAAAGACCCCAACACCAACTACTCCAGTTGCTGGTAATAAATCAAATCCACCTGGAGCATTAGCAGCTGGACAGAGACCAGATAAAGCATTAACTCCAGAACAGCATAGAGTTGCAGTTCTTGCTAGAGAAGAAGCAGATGCTATGGGATTAACTGGTAAGGAGAAAGATAAGTTTGTTGCTGAAAAAGTTATGAATGTACCTAGTGCAGTGTTCCAACGTCCACGACAACAGCAACCATCTAGTATTTTTGATATTTCTAGTGCCTCTAAAGCAAATCAACCACAAGTTGTTGCGTTAAATATACCAGCGACATCGCAAACTTCCACCGCAGGAACTGCACCACAATCAAATGCAGAAACAGCAACAGTTGGTAGAGGTTCTAACCCACTACAAGGATCAGGATTGTATCTAGGATAATGGCAAACAAATTTCCATACGCTTCTAGTTTTAAACTAAAGCAAGTAAAAATATATCAGGTTGAATCTAATAAAGCATTTGATATTACTCAAATGGTTTCTAAGTTTGATTACTTTGAGAACATTCACTACCCAACAACATCTGCTCGATTATTATTAGTTGATAGTGCAGAGAATTTAATTGCTTCATTACCAATACAAGGATTTGAAAAGGTGGAGGTAACTTTAGAAGCATATAATAATAAAACTTATGAGTATTCTTTTAGAGTATATAAAGTAGATAATAGATTTGGTGCAGATAGATTTCAAACATATTCACTTGGATTAATTTCAACAGAAGCATTACTCAACGAAGGAGTTCGAGTTGCAAAAACACTACGAGGTAAACCTGATGCTATTGTAAAAGAAATCTTACAATCATACTTGAAGACAGAGAAAGAAATTTATACTGACAAATCTGTATACAATATTGTATTTCAACCAGGAAAGAAGACACCTTTTTCTATCATTAATTCAATTAAAACTAAAGCAGTTCCAGAAGGAACATCAGTAAAGTCAAAAGGTAAATCATCTACTGCAAAATCTAGTGGTGGTGGTAGTGGAGCATCTGATATTGCTGCCACGGATAAAGCTGACTATTCATCTGCTGGAGGAACGGCAGGATATTTTTTCTATGAGAATAGAGAAGGTTATTTCTTCAGATCTGTAGATGGATTGTGTTCATCAGATAAATTCAATGGAGAAAAACCAGTAGCAACTTATGTTCAAGAGAATAAAGATGTAGGTGGCACACCAGATAGAAAGATATTAGATATTGATTTTAATAATGAGATTGATGTCATGAGCAAACTTAGAATGGGTGCTTTCTCATCACTAATTTGTTTCTATAATTATAGTACAGGTGCCTATGAAGAGTATGTCTATTCACTAGCAAAAGAGTATGAGAACATGGGTCATATGGGATCACAAAAAGGATTGCCATATGGTCAGAAAGAATTATCAAAGTATCCAACTAGAATCATGAGTGTTCTTTTAGATCACGAGACATGGTTTGATGGAGAAGAAACAGCGTCACCTGAGGAAAGAGATGGAGCGAATGGAAAAACATCTGGCTTTCCAGATTTTCAAAAGTATTATATATCTCAGTCAATTTCTAGATACCATTCATTAGAAAATCAAAAAGTAAATCTAACTGTTACTGGCAACCCAGAGTTGAAGGTTGGGGATAAAATTGAAATTCTTATCCCCAATCAGATTCCAACTGCCAACAGAGTACAGAAACTATATGATGATGAGCACAGCGGAACATATTTAATTTCAGAAGTCAATCATGCTTTTGATCCAAAGGATCAGAAATGTACTACATATCTTGTATTGATTAGAGATTCATATGGAAGACAAGATAGTGCTTCCAAGGTTAAATAAATAGGTAATAAAACTACTTTAGCATGGATCCAGTATTATCATCACTATTTCCTGTTCATCAGATTGGTGCTGACGGATTCAATTGGTGGATCGGTCAAGTTGAAACCAACAAGAACGATGATCCAAAGAATTCTGGTAGGTATCGAGTAAGAATTGTTGGGCAACATCTAAAGACATGTGATGCTACCCCAACGGAAGAATTGCCATGGGCAAATGTAATGATGCCTGTCACTACACCATGGTCTGATGGCGGTGTAACTGGAGCATCTGTTAATCTAAATCAAGGTAACTGGG